TGTTGACGGACATTACTACATACTTGGTGACCTGTCTGGTATAATGTCACCGGCAGGATGGGCTACTAAGGCAGTAACGGCATACCACGACCTGAAAGCAGACCGGATAATAGGTGAGGCTAATAACGGCGGTGATATGATTGAAGCTGTGATACGGTCGGTTGACAAAAACATAAGCTATAAAAAAGTTACCGCTACCAGGGGCAAGGTGCTACGTGCTGAACCGATTGTTTCTCTTTACGAAAAAGGATTAGTTCACCACGTCGGAACATTGCCAGGATTAGAAGATCAGATGATCGGCTGGTCTGCTACCGATGGGAACCGGTCACCAGACAGGATAGATTCTTTGGTTTGGGGATTAACGGAATTGTCAGGCTCAGTCGTTCCGGTTGACTATTTCATGTAAGAACTGGGATATGATAAATAAGAACATATTTGACCCTGATAACAAAACACAGCTGGAGAACCAGCTCGATAAGATCATTTATGCCTATCTGGCAAAGGGGTCAACAGTCACACTGCCGGCAAATGCTGAAACGTTCGTAAAACAAGGATATGCGGGGAATGTAAACATTTACCCTATAATCCGTAAGATCGTTCAACCTGCTATCGGTGTGAAATGGTCAATCGTTGACCAGGACGGTGAGCCGGTGGAAAATTCTGATCTGGCTAAATTCCTGAAGAAACCAAATCCCCGGCAGGCGTTCAATGAGTTCGTTGATGAAATGATCTGTTGGAGGCTGACAACCGGCAACAGCTATATTTATCACATAGACATTGAAACAGGAGCGAACGCAGGGAAGCCGGCAGAGTTGTGGTTGCTTCCTTCGTCAAGTACAGAGATCATCTCAGGCGGAATGTTTGAGCCGGTGAAAGAATACCACTTGAAAATCGGTAATCAGTACGAAAAGATACCAGCCTCAAAAGTCATTCACGGCAAGTACACAAACCTGATGTATGATACCGGCGGTTCTCAGCTTTACGGAATGTCACCGCTTCAGGCGGCTTTGAAAGTGATGACCGCTACAAACGCCGGGTATGATACCATGAGTAAGCAGTTTGAGAATGGCGGCCCGGACATTATTATCACCGGAACGAAAGACACTGCTACTCAGGAATGGAACGAAGAACAATTCCAGACGGTATGGCAGCGGTTTAAAGACAAATTCCGTAAGGGCAGCAAAGAACGCTATATGCTGAAAAACTTGCCGGTTGAGGTTCACGAAATCGGGCGGTCGCTGGTGGATATGAACATCCTGGCATTTATGAAATTGTCGCTTCGTGATTATTGCAATATTTACGGAGTACCTTCGGCTTTGATGAACGACAACGAATATGCCACGCAGTCAGCAAATGCAAGGGAGTACCAGCGGCAACTCTGGAATAATGCCGTGATACCGGAATTGGAAAGAGTAAAAGATGACCTCAACAAGATTGCAGAAATTTACACCAACATCACAAACGTTCCGCAGTTCTTTGACTATTCGTTGAGTGACATTCCAGAATTGCAGACTGATAATTCAACGATGGCCTCGGCACTTTCGACAGCATGGTGGTTGACACCTAACCAGCGCAGGGTTGCAATGGGATTGCCTGAAGACGAAACTAATCCGCTGATGAATCAGATTTACGTACCTATGGGCCTGATGCCTATTGATGAACTTGGAATCAGCGACATTGAAGCGGCAAACAAAATGGCTGAAATAAACAAAACTTTGTATTGAAAAGAATTGAAAGCATAGAACGGCAGCGGGCCAGATTTTACAAGGCTGCAAGGGGTGTGATGAGATCAGCCCTTCATGCTGACTATGCTGATTTCATGGCAAAGATTGAACGTTGCACCACTCAGCAGCAGATGACCGAGGCTGCAAACAAAGAGGTACGAAGCGAAGAAACTGAAAAGGCACTGAGGAAAATCTATGTTCCGGTGGCTAAACATTTCGGGCAGCAGACGTATGAGGCTGTTTCAAAACTGAAGCCAAAGAAAGCCAAGCCTGAAAACATTGAAGAGGATTACTGGTTGACATGGGTTGACAAGATCATAAAAGGTTCTTTCGGAAAGAGAATCACATGGATAACAGGCACGACGAAAGATGAGTTTATCAGGATCGTTGACAAAATCGCTGGTTATGGGTTCCAGAACGGTATCGGGATTCCTGAGATTGCAAAACAGATCAGGTACGAACTCAACATATCAGAACGCTATCGATCAGAAAGAATTGCCAGGACTGAGGTAATATCGGCAAGCAACATGAGTTCACAGGCCGGGGCATTGGCTACCGGAGTACCGCTGGATAAAACTTGGATTGCAAAGATTGATGACAGAACAAGGGAAAGCCACATTGCAGCAGATGGCGAAGTAGTTGACATTAACGAACTGTTTTCAAACGGGCTTTTGCTCCCTGGTGACCCGAACGGTGAGCCGGAGGAAACTATCAACTGCCGTTGTGCTGTTGGGTATCTGTCTAAATCCGATAGTGACTATTCATGGGGAAGAGAAATTTAACCAATATGAACCTGCTCAAATACATAACCAGCAAAACCTACCGTGAAAATATCACGGACATACGCCGCATCGAAGCCGCTAAAAAGGAGGCTGACAGACTGCACGCCGCAACAGGATGGAAATATTATGTTCTCGCCTGGGGAAAAGAATACAGGGCTGTGAACATGACATGGGTAAACAGGATGAAAAAGTTAGGAATGCTACCTAAGAATTACGATTCCGTGAGGCTGGAAAAATATGCTATTTACGTAACAAAGCAGAAATGAAAACGATAAACATAAAGGCTTTCGGTGGTCACATAAAAGACGTTGACACGAAAGG